GCGTCCGTCTTGAGCACACAACCATTCAAATGTCTCTTGACCCCCCTGTTTTCTAACGCAGTTATCCCCACCAACCTCTATCAAATCCCATGAGTGTGTAGATGAACCCAACAAGAATAAAAGAGCCAACAGAAACAACAATGGAAACAACAACCCAAGTGATAATTTTTTCTCTGAATTTCTGTTTATCATATATTTCTTTCTGTCTTCTTTTTCGGATTTCACCTTCCATCCGTAGAAGCTCCTCCCAACTACGGCTGCCATGCGTAAACATCAAAAATTGCTTGAGCTCCTCCCTTTGAGATTCAAGCTTTTTTTTTGCTGCAAACGCTTCAATGGCTTCTTGTTCAACACTCCCCCCTCCAAAAACTTTTTTTAACATAGATGGGTTTTTTGCCGACTTATGAGCATTATCAATATCACTGACAGCACCCATCCATCTTGATAGGTCTTGGCTCATAGCTTCCAAATCTCTTCCTGCTTGAAACATTCTCTTTACATTAGAGAAAGCTGTACTGGCAATCCCAAGACTCGCAGTGATCGATATAGGGTCAAACAATGTTGGATACTCTGCTCTGTTGAGCATATTGTCAGCTAGATAGCTATATTTCCGTAATTATAACTGGATGCTCTTGGTTTTCCAAGATTTTCTTTTTTAATCTATACACTGGTGTCTTTGTTGCAGGAGACTTTACATCTTCTACTATCCACTCATATCGTCCAATATCAAAGTATTTGAAGTCTGCTCTATAATAAGCAATCTTCTTTTCATTGATAACAATATCGAATTTTGGCTGTAATTCTAAGTCTCTGATAACACCTTGACTCTTTAGCAGTAGCAGTTCTGTATATCTTTTTGCTTCTTTTTTAGAATCAAACGTAATGCCATCAATTTGCGTTTTGACGTTTCTATATTTGTTCATATACGCTCGATTTCCTGCCAAGACGGTAATCCTGCCAGTTTAGTAAGCCTTTCAAACTCATTATGGCCTTTTTGTGTGAGTACAACGTCTGAAGAATTGCTTCTATCCTCTACTAGCACAAATTCTCCTTCTCTAAGCTTCTCAAGAAGAAACGGATACGGTATTCGTCCACACATCACAGCAACTAAACCACCATATCTTATAGATTGTGTTTTAGATAAGCCAGTTCTACGTTTCATCACGCTTTCTGAAAATGTGGGCCGTCAATAAATGGTCTTCTATTTTCTGACCTTCGTAAGTCAATATATTCATTCATCAAGTCTTCTGCTGAATCTGGTGATACCGTAAGATATTTGTGCCAAGCAGCACCCCAAATAAGTTCTACACCTAACTCTTTTCCTGCCTTACGCATAGCATCAGCTATGTTATCATAATCCACAATATCCCAAGATGGATTACTGCCATCATAAGCCATAAGGTCAACAGCGTGTGCATACCCATCCTCTTGCACCAAATGTTTACTTTTCATTGTCTGTGATTTGCCAGATTTATACAAGCGTTCCTGTGTCGCAAGGTCTCTGACACCATATATCACACCAAAATCTACATCTGTGTATGTGATGGCAAGCTTTACAACTTTTACTAAATCTGGGTGTACTCCCTCTAGTTTGTCTAATGACCTCTGTGATAATTGAAATGCCATGTTAAGCTCCCTTTGTTTTGTAATATTTACTTACGGCTCTGTTACCAAACCAAAACGACATTATGGCAGCGAATAATCCTGCTGTTTGGTCATCCCAGATTGTATCGAGTGCCATGTTAAGACTGACACCACTTTGGTTCATAAGAGATAGTAATGCCGTTACTTTAATGGCAACGAATAAACCAAAAAAAGCATAAGTGATAATAGGACGCACACTACCTCGTAATGCGTTAATAAAACCTCCTGCATCGACATCATCATGCTTATATAACCCCTCTGTTTCTTTGATCTCTGCTTCTTTATCCAGTTCGGATATCTTAAGCTCTGACTTCTTTGCCATAAGCTCCATTTGCATCTGCATTCTCTGAAGTTCATACTTTTGCTCCTGCCCTCTCTTGAAATAATTAAGAACCTCTGGCAAAAAGCTTGTGCCGAAACCTAACAAACTGCCTATTATTGTCATCATCTTAATCTACCTCTGAACAAGAAAAAGAAATACCATAAGTAGATACAGCATTCGTATCCCACATCAACTCATTAGAATCCATACGAAATATACCTTTGGGATTGTTGTAGGTTATGACTGTTCCCTGTGCAACGTCTGCTTTCAATTTAGGCTCGACCTGTATGGTAGACGCACCAGACTGATCGCTTATAACCATGTGTAATCGAGAAGATGACCCAGTGCCTACTTGCACATAATCTCCTGCACTGAAAGCTGTTGTGCCACTCAATTGCAAGAGCACTTCTCCTGCCGATGCTGCATTTGCAACTGTTACTGACCCACTTATAGTATTTTGTGGTGCTCTGGCATCATTGTCACTTAAGAAAAACGTACCTCGTCTACCGTGTAACTTTACCAGAAAACTAACCCATTCATGTGCTTGTGAGCGTCTCATGGGTGGTAACGACAGCACTGCCTTCCATTTAGCCAAATCAAACTCTATCGTCTGCTGTACCCCAGTAAAAGGAGACTCTGATATCCCTACACCTCTAATAATTGACCATTGCTGTGTAACATACTGTGGACTAGATGGTGGTGTAAGGGGATATGTAATACTCACGACATCAACTGACCGAAAGAGCCACCCCTACGTTTTTGATCTACGACAGCCTGTAAAGTGCTTTGTTGAATAGCAGGGAGCATATTGAGCACTTCTGCTCTTACTGTATTCTGTATACCAGTAGAAAAGTTTAGGTTTTGATTTACTACCGTTGTTCCACCACCAGAAGGTAAATTATGGTTAGCAACTATACGACCACCAGTGTTAGGTATGAACATTTCTGGGCCACGTTCTCCAACCATATAAGGTCTTCCACGCTGTACTGTACCACCACCTGCTCTTGCAGGGAGTGTAGGAAGCTCTGCTGAAGTACCTCCCAAATTAAGTATTTGATTTATTGCTCTATTGATAATTCCAAGCTGTATCGTCTGTGCCAATAACTGTCTTATAAAATCCTTGAAAATATCTAAAAAGGTTGTAAGACTTCCCTTACCATTAACAACCATATCTGCCAAACTCTGAGATACGCTTTTACCCATATCTTCTAATGCTTCTTTCATCATAACAAAATTTGGATTAGTAAGCTTTATTTGCATCTCCATTTCTTTCATAGCACCAGTAAATTGATCTGCTGTAAAATTACTCTGAGAAAATTGTAAATCAGCGATATCTTCATTTATCTGTTCTAATGGTGTTTTGAGAGACTCAACAATAGCTTTTGCATTTTCTAGTCTCTCATTTGTTGTGTCTGTGCTCTCTCCGACATCTTTGACAGAATTAGCTAATTTTGTATTTTCTTCCGTAAGTTGCTGTAATTTTTCCTTTAGCTCTAGTCCATCATCTCCTAATGTAGCAAATTCAAGAGCCAGTTCTCTTGTTGCCCTAATACCTGCTATTTCCTCAGTAGATGTAGCCTTTATCTCTTCTTTTAAAAGCTTTTGTTGTTCTGTAGCTTCTTTTATAGCTCTTTCAATTGTTGCTTTTGCACCCTCTTTTGCTCTTTCTAAGGCAGCTAATTTTTCTCGTTTTTCGAGCTGATCTTGTAAAATAAAATTGTGTGCTCGTTGTGCTCGTACAAGCTTGTCTGTAAATTTTACCTCCCTTTCCATTAGCTTGATCTGTGTTTCTGAAAATCTGACTACTGACCCAGTAGTGTCTGTTTCATCTAAATTTTTATTATATTCTTTTGCTTCAGCTAACTTATTAGTTACTTCTGTTAATTGTTTTATAGCGTTTGCTTCTACGGTCAAATCTCTTGTTAATATTCTTGTACTGAATAAAAACTCTCTTACACCAATTACAGCACTTTTCACCATGCCAACAAATTCAGCAAGTTTAGGGAGAATAGGAACTAATACAGCCACACCAAGTTCTTGTAAAGCAGCTCCTAAACCCTTCATTTCATTGGCAAAACTGTTAGCAGTTCTGGCTGCGTCACCTTGTGCATCAGTTGTACCTGCTAACAATAGATTAAGTCGTGCTTGTACTTTCTCTTGATTTGTAGCGTCTTTGGACAGCTTGTTTATACCCATCCTCATTAACTCTTGAGTTAATGTAGCTTCTGTAATTACAACACCAAATCTTCTTACTGTTTCGTGATTACCCACCAATGCACTTTGAAAAGCTCTCATAGTCTCAACGTCACTAGCGTTATTAAATGATGCCACATCTGTTGCCAGTTTAGCTAACTCAACTGATAAATTAGCAGCTTCCCCTCTGGCAAATCCCATAGGAACAAAAGTGTCCTGTATTTGAGATGCCATCTCCTCTAACTGAAATGTGCTTCTACCAACCTCTTCCCCAAATTTAGAAAGCTCTGATCTAACCTTTGCTGTAAATCGACCAAATACAACAGAGGACTTTGCTTGCATCTCCTCAACATGAGACGCAAAATTTACTAAGGCAGACGCACCTCTTGCAAGTTGTTGGACAACCACAGCACCAACAGCAAGCTTCGCTACTGAAGCAATTTTGTTGAAATTTGTACTTACCTTCTTAGTAGTACTTGCAGTTGATTGTTCCAACTGCTTAAGCTTTTTTGTAATGTCGCTTAAGTCACCTTTGATACGGACTATGAGTTCGTCTGCTGTTGCCATTAGTCTGGATACCTCTCCATCATATCTTGTAGCTCATCTTTTGTTAGTGGGGTATCTGATGAAGAAGCATGGAAACTGCTAAAACCCTCTACTGCACAAGAATATTCTATCATTGTCATATTCCAAAACTGATCTGGTGTCATCTGTAGAATTCCTATGCCAGTTTCAAGCATTTGTCTCCAATTAATCTCATTGACTACGCTACCCCTTTTTACTTTTTTTCGTCATCACCACTAGATAAAGCCATCGAAATAACGTCACCAACGGCTTTTATAGAGTCAACAAAACCAACTTGCCAGATTATATCACTCACTTGTTTTTCAGTAATGTCCTTACCACCACCTTTAATTGCTGTATAGAGAATATAACTGATCTCTGTTACCTTTAATTCTGCTTCTGATATCTTTTGTGCTAATTTTAAAATCGGTGTATCTAATGTATTTTCGATACGCACAAGAGAATCAAAGTTTAATTTACAATTAAAAGTCTGCTCTCCAAGCTTGATCTCAATCTCCCCTCTTAGTTGATTTGACATTTTTCTTATACTCCACTGTTGTTGTTATGATAAATTCTTCGCCACGATTAGCGACATTTTCTACTG